CCACCTGCGCCTCCATCACGGAACAGCTGTTGCAGCGCCTTGATCTCCTCAAAACCGCTGAAGAGCTGCTTTTGTGATGCTTGGGCCGCGGCCTGCGTGAAGTTCTTAAATTCCGCAGTGCCGACCTTTACGTTTGCCGCCAGTGTTGCAAACGCAGCACCCTGCTGCCGAAGACCCGAGATATTCGACTCAAGGGCAGTCTTGCCGTTGAGTACGTTCCTTGTGAAATTAAGGAGCTCTGTGTTGACGACACGTAGGTCGTCAGGCAGCTTCTTGCTGGTTAAATTGAGAGATGGTGCTTTTAGCCTCTCAAACTGGGCTTGAAGGACTTTTGCGCTTTGTTCAAGCCGCCTTAAGCCAATCGAGGCGGGTGTTGTATCAAATTCAAACTTTGTTTTGGTATTCCTTACTAAGTTCTGGGCCTTATTGAGATCGTTCTCAAAGCTTTTTAGGTTGACCCTTAGCTCTAGTTCGGCTTGACCTAGGTTCTCCGCCACAAGAGCTAATGCCTCCTATAGCCAAGGTTGCCCAGGAAACCTCGGGTATGGCTTCTGCCCTCAGCGCCCTTTCCAACGCAACCGTGACCTTCTCGGTCGCTGGAACTGGTGTCGTCACAGATCCGACCACCGGCAACGTCACTCCGGCGACTTCATCCATCACCGTCAGCATGTTCCTCAAGGCTGAACGGGTGCGTGGAGCCACCTTCCCTGGTGTGGAGGTGTATGAGACCGTCTTTGACGGTTACGCCCTTGAAGCTCTTGATGAGGGCATCACTGTCGGCACAAACGGTGTTGTGACCTTTGCTGGTCAAGATCCGATTGAGTGCGAGGTGACTGCCCTCCGCCTGCCCTACGGAAAAACAGGTCTACTCGGCAGCACACTCAACGCTGCACTCGGTGAACGCATCCAACTGCTGTCTAGAGAGCAGGTGGGGTAGTGGCCAAGATCATTAAGTGGAACGCGGACAAGCTGATCAAGCGTGTCCCGCAGATCCTTAGTAACTACGGCGTCCTGATCTCGCCGCTGCTTCAAGACGCGATCAAAGCAAATGTCTACACGTGGCCGGCGCGGACACTGCAGGGCGGCGACATCGTGACCCGCCGCCGCAACGGCGAAGTCGTCACTTCACCCCGAAATATCGTGGATACCGGAGCACTGCTGGCATCCCAGTCAACGCCGCAGGTCAGCGCCGACACGTTGCGCATTATCTGGAGTGCTCCTTACTCAGGTGATGTGCTGCGTGGCAACTACATCGTTGGCCGGCGCAACGGCAGCTACATCGCACCGCCTCGTGACTGGATTTCGCCTGTGGTAGCCGCTCAGCCGCCTATCCAGTTCTTCGCTAGGGAATGGCGGAAGCTCGCCATAAAGTAAACCCGCCACCAGTAAGGCAGCGGGTTCGTTAGCTCCCTAATTCAAATCAAGCGTTCGATTCCGCTTGCCAGTTGTAGGCACCATATCCAGTCAGGGTGAAAGTCACCTGGGCCACATTGCCTGCGGCAATCGACTCAGAGAAATCAGTAACCCATGCAACACCAGAGTGATACTCAGGGCTACCAGTGGAGCTCATCTCGGGGGATTCGCGATACCACTGAACGGTGGTGCCTGTGGCAGCTTCCATCGCTGCCTGCTTGAGAATCAGATAGCCTGCATCATTAAGATTCAGGTTCATCTGCATGGGAATGTTATAGCTTTGCTGCTGCACAATCGAGGCTGTATAGCCCATCGTGCTGCCGTAATCCAAGATGTCCTGGGTCTGGGTTGTGCCCTGGATCGAAGCGTCAGTCAGCGACAGAACCTCAGTCAGGCCAGTAGAGCTGGTGGGGTTGCTCGAAGCTGTGGTGGCAAGTTTTACCCAGAAACGGTAGTTAAGGCTGTTAAAAAAGGCGCCAGTGGCCATGGTCAGTTAGGGAGCTTATGCCCCTAAGTTGCCGCCTCACCTTGCTCTAGCAGCTCCCACGGTGTCGCCCTTGGACAGATGTGAAGATCAAAGCCTCGGATGTCATGGTCCGTTGGGCTGGTGGCCACTAAGGCCAGCTTCAGCTGCTCCTCCGTGATCTTCAGCTCCGCCAGCACCTCAGTGCGGCTGAAACCCTTGTCTAACATCTTCCGGGCTAGCTGGCCGTTACGGCGCACAGCGCCGGGTGCTTTCACCAGCCAGTTGTGGTCCCTAATGAAATGCAGCACATCGCCCTCGGCAAAGACGGTGAGCAGGGTTGAGAAGGTGCCCTTGGCTGGCTGCCAAGCCCTGCATGTCTTGATAAACGCCTGATCGATGCAGCTGAATACGTCTTCGGCGCTAACGAAAGGATACTTACGGCATAGCTTGCGCCCCATTAACCGCAGTAGCCCTTGGTGCTCCCGGTACATCGCCGCTATTTGACGTTGTTCGTCCCGGCTAAGCGGTGTCGCTAAATAACCCGTGCGTGGGCGATGCCGCGCACCAGTAGGTGGCTTTGGCTGGTTATTAACCTGCGCCATTGGCTCAGTGTAGCCAATGCCACCTACTTAACTACGTGACCTAACTGCGTTGTAACGCGAGCGTGCCACCCAGGCCGCCGCGTGTTGTGCTCGTCGTCAGGCATCCCAAAATCGACGCCAAGTGGGGCAGCACCGTCAACGGTGTCACCGACTCTGTCGTTGAGTTGCCGACGTTGGTGTTCCACTCAATCTCCAACACATCCAATCGAACCCTGCGCAGGTCACGGTTGGGGATGCCCTCAACCAACGCCGCATTACTTGGTGCGCTCTTCAATAGCGTCGGATCACCGAGCAGTGCATTGGCCAGATCGAAGGTGGCTAACTCCAGTTCCCTCGGGATGTCATTGTCAGCAATGGTCTTGTCGCCGCAGCTGGCATGACGCCGCGGCCATGACAATGCCTGCGTTTCATTTGCTCGTTCACCTACCCAACCCAAGGTCTCTAAACCGTTGGTGGCGGTGATCAATGCCTTGATCTTGTTGGTCTCAGTGGCAGTAGTCCAAGCCAATGTGCCCACCATGCCGTCAGCAATGCTGTCCGCACCAGCAACGCTCAGATAGCTGTTGGCGTTACTGGCTCCTGCAGTCGCGACGAGGGTAGGCACTGGCTTTTGGGCTATTGCCTAGGATTCCGGGGCTGCATCAATGGCAGCCATAAACTCCGGCTTCACCTCAGTCCAGGTCAGATGTTTCACTGGACTGGATTCGGGTTTAGCAGCGCGACGTTTGCGCTTGGGCTTCTCCTCCACGACCTCAGGTTGGGTGGTGGCTTCTGGTGCGGGGCAAGAAAGGGAGGCCGCCGGAGCAGCCTCCTCTTGCTTACGCCGGGCCAGGTTGAACCCGGTTAGTCCCATCAGTCGTTGATGAAACCTTTGACGATGCCGATGTTCTTGTCATCGAACACCTTTTCCCAGTTGGAACCGGTGGCCAGAGCTGTGCGGTTCGGGTTGGCGCTAGTACCCACATACCGGGTCCCAATCGGGTGATACACAGGGTGCCAATCGAAGCTCACGTAGGAAGCCTTGGCGAGGATGTCGCGGTCGGCCTCAGAGCGAAGTCCAGCTTGCTCGCCAGACGCAACTGCACCCGGTGCGAAGAAATACACATCGTTTGCAGCCACATCATCCGAAACCACCACCCGCATATTGAGGTAGGTGGGGACACGGACATCACCAAAGCTGGCAACGCGGGAGCCACCAACGGGCAGAACGCCCTCACCACCGCCCAGTTCAGCAGCGGAGACGTAATCCAGAGCCTTCAGAGTGACAAGCTCGTAATACGCGCTGGAATTGAGCGCCATCACAGACAGCTTCTCACCCTGATCACCCAGCTTGGCGCGGGCCTCAGACACCATTGCAGCAGTGGGGTAAGCCTCTGCGGTGCTGACGGTCAGGCTGCTAAGGGCAGTGGCAAACACACCGTCCATGGTGGCCAGCAGATCTTTCTGCTGCTCGTTGGCGATGTAAGCGCCAACCTTGTTGCCGATAGCACCTAAGGCATCCGAACCGGCAGCCATCGATGCAAGATCACGTGCGCCAAACGCACGTCCACGGTGCAGTACAACAGCACGCTGTTTGTCAGCAGTGATGTTGCCGGGGGTCAGGGAGGTGGAATCAGACAGCACCTCAGCGTCGCCGCTCAGGTTGGCTACCCAGTTCGGGATGTTCACGAAGTCGCCACCTTCCGAACCGTTGAGTGCGGCAAGGGGCTGCAGCACACCGCTGGTGTAAAAAGCGTTGCGCAGGGTGGTCTGTTCCTCGATGTAGGGATTCCAGATTTCTGGAATCACAACGTCCAAACGGAGAACTTCGGCCATTGTTTTAGATCCTTAAGACAGTGCGGGTTTGTTCTCAGCCGCGCTGGGCTTCTGCTTTGAGGCGTTCAAACAGGGCTGGGTCTTCGCGGTACAACCGCGTCTGCTCAGTGATGTTTCGCGTTTCTGGGCGGAACGGATTTGGCTTGCTGTAGCTGGTTGCGCTACCGCTAGCACTAGGGGTGGTGCCCATTCCTTTTGCACCGTTAGGCGCAAAGTGATGGTCCCATCCACTTTCCGGTGTACGGAGTCGCGCTAGATAGTCCTGCAGCGGAACCTCCATGCCGCCTTCTAGAACAACTGGTGATCCCTCAACCTCACGGAGGTTGGGTTGCAGCAGTGCCAGCATTTGATCAGGTCGTAGCGCTTTGGCTTCGCTGATCTGCTGTAGGGCTTTGGTGCGGAGTGTTTCGGTGCGGCGTGCTTGGCGCTCGGCGTCAAGCTCGTTTTCTAGCTCGGTAATCCGTCTCTCCAAGGCTTTGTTGGTCTCCTTGGAGTCCTCCCATAGCTGGCGATACTCACCTGAGTTCTCCAGCTGCTGTTGCTCGCCTGTTTTGAGCTTGGCCGTGAGACCCCTGAGCTGATCTTCAAGCTCCTGGACTTTGTTATTGAGCTGAGCGTTCTTTTCGCCAGCCCTCAACTTGTCCTGCGTCACCAACTCCAACTTGGCCTTGAGACGCTGAAGCTCAGAGTCACCAGAGGTTTCATTCGCGGGTGAGGGCGGCACTGCCGCACTCGTTTCCTCCACGGGAGGAACACCACTTACGTTTTCGGACACGCAATGGGCTGAGAGTACGTATCTAGCTTTCCCGTATTAAGACAAAACTGGGATTAGCACGCACCGGCATAACGGATGCAGTGGAGGTGGGCCTTCGGGAAAGGACTCAGGTGTGGCCTCAATTCGGTTATGAAGTGGTCGGCAGCGAGGACAGGTGCGCGGGTCTAACACTGCATTCCAACGCCACTCCACTTGGAAGCTCTGGTCACTGTTGCGTGCAATATCTGCCGCGCGTTCTGCCGCGGGAGTTACTGGTGCCCACAGAACTGCAGCAGTAATGGAGCGGAACCGCTCACGCCAGGCGTTTGCCACTGTCCCTTTGCTCACAACGGGAACCTGTCGGCCTGAGCTGGTGCGCACACCCAATACCTTCTGCGCTACTTGAGCAGTCGTTGGATCGTCAAATAGCATCCCGATCACGCTTCGCTCCAATAGCTGCAGGAGCTGCGAGACAAACGGCGTAATGCCGGTCACAGGTGCTGGTGTGAACAGTCGAGATAACCGCACGCCAACTACCTGCGTCTCATCCAGTACCTGCGTTATCGGGCGTGCAGTCAGTTGTCCCGGCTGCAACCCAAACATCCGCTCAACCGTGGGTAGCACCAACGTTTCCATCGCCGCTACACGACTAAGCAGAATCTGCGCAAGCGTGTCGTTGGCTTGGAACAGCCATGGGAGCAGCTGACGCCGTAGCTGGGGCCACATCATGTACCGCTCAAATCTAGAGTCCGGTAACTCCCGCAAGAGCAACGCATAGATCCGCAATGCCAGCTCATACAACACCTCCCTCGCCTCAGCGTCGGTGATGTCTTCCTGCTGCGTAATCGCAGCAGCTAACTCCCGGATGTACTCCTCAGGTGTCATTCAGCGTTACGACCCGGCCGCAATGGGGTAGGCAGTGTCTGGCTGGTTAGCGATTCGCCCTGGCCTGCGTTCTGAAACGCCATGTCAGGACCAGCGGCAAGCCGCTCCATAGCCTGCTGCTCCGCCAACCTCTCGGCGGTGAGGCTCAGCTCCTCGTCAAGATCAATGGTCGGTCCAAGCACCTCGCCGTCCTGCAGGATCTTCAACATCGTCTGCTGGCTGATCACGCCCTGCATGTAGCACTGCAGCAAGGCAGTCACGTCGTTGCCAGTCAGCATCCTGTTGTCGTAATCCCTCGGGATCAGCACCGTGGGTGGCTCAATGCCTACATACTGCGATGCCAACTCGAACATCTGAGCAAGGCTGCGCTCCAGGTCAATCGAGATGATTGCCATGATCGAATCGCTATCAATTCGATCCATCCGACGCGCCTCAGCCGCTGCGTTGGTGAGGTTCTGGGAGGTCAGAGCGTTAATGCCAAGGCGGCTTATCTGATCTTCTAGTGCCTGCAGGCAACGCAGCTGACTGTCAAAAGCTTCACTTGTAGGGGCGACGTATTCTGCACCACCGTCGGGCGGAAGTAGTAAGGCTGTATTACAACTAATGCCCAAAGGTGTGTCAGTATCTGTATCAAATCCCCGCAGAACAAGCATCGGATTAGAGCTCACGTGGATGCCGTGATGTAGGTCCGCAAACCGCTGGGCATAGGCCACATTCAGCTGGGCGATCTCCAGCAGCGGTGGGTGGCTCATCAAATTGCCGGTGCGGTTGGAGTACACCGTCACAAGCGGTATGCGATCAAGGCTCGTGCTGCCGCTGCCCACCAGCTCCCACTGCTTAGGCAGTGGCATCACGCTCAGCGGCATGGTCCTACTCAGCTGCGGAGCAGAGCGCCACAGCTCGTAGCCACCAGGAGTCAACACCCGGATCTGATCAACCAGCTCCTCGCCGTAAGGCCCCTTGGGGGTGACGACTTGCTCGCGGATTCGGACCTGCGCCAGATCACTGCTGGCGCTGTCATTGCTGTTCCGCCAACCCAGAATCTGCCTTGGGTGGATTGGCACGAGGTAGGGCCGTTGTCCTAAACGCCGCTCCTCAGCCAAAGTCCGGGGGGTGCTGTTGTTGGTGAAGTCAACGATTGTGCTGCTATGGCCATACAGCAGAGCCGTAATCAGCTGTCTCCTTGCGTACTCATCAATCGTGGTGCCGTCACCCGTGACGTTCTTCGACCACTCCTCCCAAAACGGATCCCCTTCAAGCTTTACGCCCTTCCTTAAAATCACCCCCGCCGCCTGTGAAGCCAAACGGCTCAGGAAAGGGGGCAGGGTGGCATGAAAAATTCGACGCTGGTAAGCGTCATTTGTCTCAGATGGCTCCTGGGGGATCAGCCTTCTGCTATTTGCACGCAGCCCAGCTGTGCCCTCCATGCAGGTGTCGATAGGCCCCCAGTGGGGCTGCATCGACAAAACAGCACTGCTAACAACACTCGGGTCATCCGTATCACTACTGGCAAGCGGCAGCACTGTCGAATAACCCGTGGCCGGTGCGGGATATGAGCTGTTATCGGCCACGTCTTGTCACTACTGGGTTTTACCGAGGTTTCCGGTGCTCACAACACCGTCCTCGTTTGGTAGTTCGGGTCACTCTCATCCAACGCATGGACCTCTGGACCGAATCCCGTCGCCAACAGCTC